CACAGTTGAGTATATTTGTGTATATATTTAATTGCATAGCATAGTCAATACCTTTTTTAGATAAAAACTACTAGACGGTATAATATATAGCATGTCTGAGAAACCTAAAAAAAGAGGAAATCCAGCGTTTGTAAAAGGCATGAAACCTCTTAATCCACACGGTAGACCCAAAGGTAGTGAAAACAAATATACCGCCCTCGCAAGAGAGGTTATGTCTGCTAAAGCACCTGAGATAGTTAACAAAGTTATTGAGAAAGCTATGGATGGTGATGTTCATTGCCTCAAGATGTGTATGGACAGAATCTTGCCTGTACACAAAGCAATTGATCCGAACCGAGTAAAGAACGATTCTCAGGTCATTATTAATGTTGCTTCCCTAGATTCTATTAAGCAATCTATTGATGTGACTCCTGAAGAAGAATTAGTCGAGGTTGAAGAAAAGGATGACGATGAAGTTATAGTGAATGTAGCTGAAGAATGACAGAACCCAAGTTCGACCTAGATGTCGTTTTATCTCTATTCGATGGTATAAGCTGCGGTCAAGAAGCACTCAGAAAGGCAGGTATCTCAACTCGTATTTACCTGGCTAGTGAAATAGAGAAATATCCTAAACAGATTACAAGAAAGAATCATCCATTAACAGTACAGTTAGGTGATGTGACTAAGGTTGTGGCTGATGACTTACCTCATGTCAATTTACTGATGGGAGGGAGTCCATGTCAAGGTTTCTCATTTGCTGGTAAAGAACTAAATTTTAATGATCCTAGAAGTGCCTTATTCTTTGAATTTGTAAGACTGCTAAGAGAATGTAAGCCTGATTATTTTCTACTCGAAAATGTGCTTATGAAAAAAGAATACCAAAATGTTATCTCAGAGCATTTAGGTGTAGAGCCTGTAATGATCAATAGTTCACTTCTTTCCGCACAAAATCGTAAAAGATTGTATTGGACAAACATACCTGGAATTGTTCAGCCATCAGATAAAGGCATATTGCTAAAAGATGTTCTTGAAGATAATGTTAATGATTCATACAATCTTTCAGAAAAAGCTAATAAAAGATGTATAGAAAATCCAAGATCAAGAGCTTTTAAAAAAAATCAAGAAAAAAGTGGGGCATTATTATCTAATCAACATAAACAATCTACAGACTCTTTATATGCTGTTGTTGATAAACCTGTTTGTGGTCGCATTGTTGGTAGAAAGATCAACCTAGAGACAGGTAAAAGAGATGACTACAATCCTAATTTAAAAATAGAACAAAGAATTGAAGCTAGATTAGATGAGAAAAGCGGCACTTTAACTACTGTACAAAAAGACAATGTGCTTATTGTTCCAGAAGCCACTAAGAAAGGCTATACCGAAATACAAGATGGCGATTGCTTTGATGCTACATTTATCAACAGCAAGACTAGACGAGGCAGAAACATGAAAGACAAAAGTAACTGCCTAACTGCTGCGAACTACGATTACATGAGATACGAACATCCGACTTATCGTAAGCTCACCCCAATTGAATGTGAAAGATTACAAACCTTGCCTGATAACTATACTGAGGGTGTATCTAACACACAACGCTACAAGGCTTTAGGCAATGGTTGGACTGTTGATGTCATAGTCCACATTCTTCAAGGCTTAAAACAACAAATTAAAATGGATGCTGCTTAATGGCGGAATTAAACATTGATTTACATCCTGCACAATTACAAATATTTCACTCTAAAAAACGATTTAAAGTAGTTGCTGCGGGTAGACGATTTGGAAAGTCCTACCTTTCTGCTTGGTTATTACTTATAAAGGCAATACAGTCTGAAAGTAAGGATGTGTTTTATGTCGCACCTACCTTTCAACAAGCTAAAGACATTATGTGGGCGATGCTTAAAGATTTAGGCAAAGAATTAATTGCCCAGGCACATGAGAATACCGCAGTTTTAACTTTAATTAATGGTCGTAAGATTTATTTAAAAGGATCAGATAGACCAGATACGCTTCGTGGTGTTGGTTTGTCTTTTTTGGTTCTCGATGAGTACGCTTCGATGAAGCCAGTTGTGTGGGAACAGATTTTAAGACCTACTTTGGCTGATGTTAAAGGTGAGTGCGTAATGATTGGTACGCCCGCAGGTAAAAATCATTTCTTTGACATCTACAATGATGCTTTGGAAGATGATGATTGGGATGCTTTTCAGTTTAACTCTACAGATAATCCGTTTCTACCCGAAGAAGAAGTAGAAGCAGCAAGAAAAACAATGTCCTCTATGTCGTTTAGACAAGAATTTGAGGCATCTTTTGAGACAGGTTCAGGTGGAATCTTTCAAGAGGAATGGTTTAAAGTTGATGATGAGCCAGAAGAAGGCAATTATGTCATCGCAATTGACCCTGCTGGTTTTGAATCTATAGAACAAGAGAGAAATCTTAAACGCTCTAGGCTAGATGAGACTGCTATTGCTATTGTAAAGATAGATCGTGACAAATGGTGGGTCAAAGACATCTTACATGGTCGTTGGAACATTAAAGAAACTGCAAAAAAAATACTTTACTCAGCATTAAAGGTTGAATCAGCTACCGTAGGTATAGAAACAGGCTCACTTAGAAACGCAATCTTGCCTTATTTGGAAGATGAGATGCGAACTGAAGGTAAATGGGTGTCAATTATTGAACTTAGACACGGTGGCAAGAAGAAAAACGACAGAATTACCTGGGCATTACAAGGAAGAATGGAACATGGGCAGATTTCATTTAATCCTGACAGAGATTGGAAGGTTTTTATTGGTCAATTAGTAGATTTTCCTAATCGTATGGCACATGATGACCTATTAGATGCCCTAGCCTACATTGATCAAGTATCTGTTGCTGATTTTGCACACTCAATTGAGTTAGATGACGATTGGCAGCCTACTGATGCTATAGCAGGATATTAAAATGACTGAAGATTTTGATTTTGAAGATTTAACAGAAGAAGAACTAGACGAAATACTGATATATTCTGAGTCTGAAGATAACTTTAAGCTAAGATATGTTATTGCTTGTCAAATAATCGCTAATCTTATTGAAGAAATGAAATTTGAAACTTATTCTAACTCTGAAATGGTTGATATGACTATTTGTAAAATGTTGCTTGATGGTTATATTGATATAGAAGAAAAAGACAGAATAATTCATTAGACTATACTGTAGGCACGATTGTTGCTTATCCTACATTACCCCTTACTAAACTAAATAAACGCCTAAATCAAAGAATATGGAAGTCTAAGGCTTATTTTAGGGTATAATATAAGGGAATTTCGCATATCTTTATAAAGGACAATATGAACCCGTATGGATAAAGAAACTAAGTACCAAGCACTAGCTAGTTGGCTTAATTACCGACTAGAAAATTGGCGAAACCATAGAGATATGAACTATGTCCGTCAATGGGATGAATTTTATCGCCTGTGGAGAGGTATTTGGCTTCAAGAGGACAGAACAAGACAGTCTGAAAAGTCAAGACTTATTGCTCCTGCTCTACAACAAGCAATTGAATCCTCAGTAGCAGAACTAGAAGAAGCAACTTTTGGGCGAGGAAAATGGTTTGATGTCGAAGATGACATGCTTGACCAAGACCCAAGTGATGCTGAGTATATTCGCAATCTTCTTCAAGAGGACCTTGAAAAAACAGGTTGTAAAGATTCTGTTTGTGAAGTCTTTTTGAATGGGGCAATCTATGGAACGGGTATAGGTAAGATAGTTGTTGATCAGACTATCGAAAAAGCTCCCGCAGAAGTACCAGTCGCAGGTACTCTCACTACCACTCGACAATTGGTCGAATACCCTTCCATTGATGTGCGTGTTGAACCCATTAGTCCTAAAGAATTCTTGATTGACCCTGCTGCTAACTCAATAGATGAAGCATTAGGTGTTGCTCACGAAGTTATAAAGCCAAGATACCATGTGGTTGAAGGCATACGCTCTGGCATATACAGAGATGTACCTTTAGATGGAGACTTCCAAACTGTTAAATTTGGTTATGATTCTGAAATTAAATCTAATGATGAATCTGATTCAGTAAAAATTACTGAGTATTGGGGATTAGTACCTAAACGCTTCTTAAAGCCAGGCAAAGATAAAGATGACTTTGAATACAAAAAGTCTGACGAGCTTGTAGAAGCTGTAGTTACGATTTGTAATGACGAACACATCCTAAGAGTAGAAGAAAACGCTTTTATGATGGAAGATCGCCCTTTTATCTCATATCAACATGACATTGTGCCAAACAAGTTTTGGGGTAGAGGTGTAGCAGAGAAAGGTTATAACCCGCAGAAGGCATTAGATGCTGAAATGAGGGCGAGAATTGATTCACTAGCACTTACAACCACACCTATGATGGCTGCTGATGCTACTAGACTACCACGAGGTATCAAGTTTGAGGTTAGACCTGGAAAAACAGTATTAACAAATGGTAGTCCAAGAGAGGCAATTATGCCACTAGATATGGGAACTACAGACCCTTCGACATTTAACCAGGTCGCCTCATTACAAAACATGATTCAAATGGGTACAGGATCGGCTGATACAGGAGCAACACAAAATGATACTGCTTCTGGCATGTCTATGATGCAAAGTGCAGCAATTAAGAGACAAAAGCGTACTTTGATGAACTTTCAAAACACATTCCTTATTCCTATGATTAATAAGTGTATGTGGAGAAAGATTCAGTTTGATATAGACAGATACCCTGTGAGTGATTACAAGTTTATTCCTTACTCAACTATGGGGATTATGGCTAAAGAGTTAGAAATGACTCAAATGGTACAAATGCTACAAGCCATACCTAAAGATTCACCTGCTTTTA